GACGCCAACCTTGCTGAATTTATGGACGACGGTGAGTTAGAAAGTTTAAGTAGCGAGCTACTGAGTGACTTTACTGGGGACGTGGACTCTCGCAAAGATTGGATGGATGCTTACACCAAGGGTTTAAAACTGTTGGGGTTAAAGAACGAAGAGCGTACAGAACCTTGGGCTGGAGCGTGCGGCGTGTTCCATCCAATGCTTACCGAAGCAGTAGTGCGGTTTCAATCAGAATCTATTGTTGAAACGTTCCCAGCCATGGGCCCTGTTAAGACACAAATTGTTGGCGCAATAAACAAGCTAAAAGAAGAAGCAGCAGCGCGGGTTCGTGAAGATATGAACTACAAACTGACTGAAGAGATGGTGGAGTACCGGCCTGAACACGAGAAAATGTTGTTTGCTTTGCCGCTGGCGGGCTCTGCGTTTAAGAAGGTGTACTACGATCCAGCGTTGGGGCGTCAGGTAGCGATGTTTATTCCTGCTGAAGACATGATTGTGCCTTATGGCGCAGCAAGTCTGGAGACATCAGAGCGTGTGACACACATCATGCGCAAAACTAAGAACGACTTGCGCAAACTTCAGGTAGCAGCCTTTTATCGTGACGTGGAGTTAGGTGAACCACAGAATGTTTTAGACGACGTTGAAAAAGAAAAAGAGCGCGAGCAAGGTTACGTTGGTAACGTTGATAACCGCTATAAAGTTCTTGAGATGCACGTAGAACTTGACTTGCCCGGTTTTGAAGACACAGATAAAGACGGCGAGCCAACCGGTATAGCATTGCCTTACGTTGTTACTATTGAAAAGGGCACCGGTACTATTCTGTCTATTCGCAGAAATTGGTACGAGGACGACAAACTAAAACTTAAACGCAACCACTTCGTACACTACGTTTATGTTCCCGGCTTTGGCTTCTACGGCTTTGGGTTTATACACTTGATCGGTGGCTACGCTAAGGCAGCAACAGCCATCATGCGTCAGTTGGTTGATGCAGGTACGCTGGTTAACTTGCCCGGTGGTCTGAAAGCAAAAGGACTGCGCATCAAGGGTGATGACACGCCAATCAGTCCGGGTGAATTCCGTGACGTGGATGTGGCGTCAGGCTCCATACGCGACAACATCTTGCCTCTGCCATATAAAGAGCCAAGTCAGACTCTGTATCAGTTATTGCAGATGATTATTCAGGAAGGTCGTAGCTTTGCGTCTGCTGGTGATATTAATGTCAGCGACATGTCGGCTAATGCACCGGTGGGTACTACGCTTGCTATTCTTGAGCGCACGTTGAAGATCAGCACGGCAGTTCAAGGTCGCCTGCATTACGCGATGAAGAACGAGTTCCGCCTGTTGAAGACCATCATTGCGGACTACACCTCGCCTGACTACGCCTACGAGCCGGAAGATGGTACTCGCTCAGTCAAGCGTAGCGACTACGACCACGTGGACATCATACCTGTCAGTGATCCAAACGCGGCCACCATGGCGCAGAAGATTACGCAGTATCAGGCAGTTATTCAGTTGGCTCAAGGCGCACCACACTTGTATGACCTGCCTTTACTACACCGCCAAATGATTGAGATATTGGGGATCAAGAACGCTAATAAGCTAGTACCGACAGAAGATGATGCTACGCCTGTAGACCCGGTTCAAGAGAACCAGAATGTGTTGATGGGCAAACCTGTCAAAGCATTTATCGAGCAAGACCACGAGGCTCACATCGCTGTACACATGGCAGCAGCTCAGGACCCGATGCTTCAACAGTTGATGCAGAACAACCCTATGGCTACGCAGATTCAAGCGGCGGGTATGGCTCACATTAACGAGCATCTTGGTTTTCAGTATCGCAAAGAAATTGAAAAACAGCTTGGCGTTATATTGCCGACCGAGCAGCAGAACAAACAGATGTCACCGGAAGTTGCAGCACAAGTTGCACAGATGTCAGCGCAAGCAGCACAACGCCTCTTGATGAAGAACCAGCAGCAGGCAGCACAGCAGCAAGCACAACAACAGGCACAAGACCCTGTCATCCAGATGCAGCAGCAAGAGCTTCAGCTTAAACAGCAGGAGATTCAGCGCAAGATGCAGAAAGACATGGTCGATGCACAACTCAAACAGCAGCAGTTGCAAGTGGAGCAGGCTCGCATCGCAGCACAAGAGAAGATCGCTGGTATGCAAGTCGGTGCAAAAACCACACATGCTCGCAACGAGTTGGATGCACGGATGCAAGCAGAAGGTGTGAAGCTGGGTATGCAAGCCTCTAAAGAACGACGTGAAGAGCGCCGTGCACAACAACCGCCAATTCAAAGGCCAAAGGAGACTAAATGAACGACCAAACCGTCCTGAGCCATTTGAAAGATAAGTTTAAGGACGAGCAAAAACTTCGAGTTGAGTTCTTAGCAACTGGCTCTGCAAACACTTTAGAAGAATACAAACACGTAGCCGGAATTATCCGAGGTCTGGCTCTGGCTACGGACATCCTTGACGACCTTGTGCAACGATTGGAGAAATCTAATGACTAGTAATGTTGATCTAGCCCAAGCTGTAGATTTAACTGCGATTTTGGATAAATCTGCGGAAGAGAAGGCAACACAATTGCCTATCCCATCTGGGTGGCACATTCTTATAACTTTACCTGAAGCTGAAGAAAAGTATGAAAGCGGTCTTATTAAAGCTGATGAGACTCGTCGTTTTGAGGAAGTGTTAGCGACTGTGTTTTTTGTAGTTAGGCTAGGCCCAGATGCTTACACTGATAAAACAAAGTTTCCTACTGGCCCGTGGTGTAAAGAGGGCGACTTTATTTTAGCTCGCCCTAATTCAGGCACTCGCTTAAAAATTCACGGTCGAGAGTTTCGGCTAATTAACGACGACACGGTTGAGGCAGTTGTCCAAGACCCCCGTGGTATTTCACGTGCATAAGGAGAAATAAATGAACCAAGTTGAGTTTGAATTCCCCGACGAAAAAGAAGAACGGTTAAAAGTCCAAGCCGCTGAGGATAAAGGCGAGCCTGAGATTGAACTTGAAATCGTTGATGACACCCCACCGCAGGATCGGGGCCGCAGGCCCATGGCCGAGCCACCAGAGGACGTGCCCGAGGACGAATTAGCTTCGTATGACGAAAAAGTCCAGAAACGGATTAAAAAGTTTACAAAAGGTTATCATGACGAGCGTCGTGCTAAAGAAGAGGCATTGCGGGAGCGTCAGGCGGCGGAAGACTTTGCCCGTCAAGTGTATGAAGAAAATCAACGACTGCAATATCAGTTGTCTGAAGGGTCTAAACTGTTTATTGAGCAGGGTAAATCCTCTGCCCAGTTAGAGTTAGAAGCCGCTGAACGTAAGTACAAAGAAGCTTATGAATCTGGCAACTCTGATGCACTGGTGGAGGCCCAACGATACATTTCCAATGCGACATTAAAACTTGACAAGGCTGAAAACCTTAGACCTATTGAAATACAGGAAAAACCCGAGTATAGTCCGCCTAAACAGGTTTCCGCACTTAAGGATGACAAACTACAAGATTGGTTGTCAGATAATCCGTGGTACGGTAACCAAAACAATTTTGACCATAAAATTATGAGCGCTACCGCTTTGGGCGTGCATTCAGTGCTAGTTGAACAATATGGTCAGGGTTATGTTGGATCAGATGAATACTACGAGAAGATCAACTCTCGTATGCAAAAAAGTTTTCCCGATTATTTTCGGAGCCAGCAAAACACTCAGGAAACCGAGGAAGAGCCCGCTCAGCAGGCTGCACCCCGTGCCAAACCAGCTACTGTTGTAGCACCAGCTACACGTAGCACGTCACCCAAGAAGGTAAAATTAAACGCTTCACAAGTAGCATTAGCAAAGCGTTTAAATGTACCACTTGAACTTTACGCCAAGAAGGTTGCAGAACAGGAGAATCAATAATGGCAAACGAACCGCGTCTCACCCGAGAGCTTGACTCTCGCTCAAAAAATATGCGTACGGCAACATGGGCACCGCCAGAGTTGTTACCGACGCCGAATCCTGAGCCGGGCTATGCGTTTCGCTGGGTACGAGTGTCCACTTTGAACACTGCAGACCCGTTGAATATCTCCGCAAAGCGACGTGAAGGCTGGGAACCCGTAAAGGCTTCTGAGCATCCTGAGCTGCAATACCACATCCCTGAAGATACAATTTCGAAAGATGTGGTTGTAATTGGTGGGTTGATGTTGTGCAAGACTCCGGAAGAGTTTGTTGAACAGCGTAACAATTATTACGCAAAACAAGCTAACGACCAGATGAACGCTGTAGACAACAACCTGATGCGCCAGAGTGATCCGCGTATGCCTCTCTTCAACGAGAAGAAGTCATCGACAACCTTTGGCTCTGGTAAATAATTTATGGAGTTTAACTATGGCTTACCCTACTGTATCAGCCCCCTACGGGCTAAAACCGGTCAATTTGATCGGCGGTCAGGTATTCGCAGGAGCGACTCGTCTAATGGAAATTGCAAGTGGTTACGCCACTAATATTTTCTACGGCGATTTGGTAAAGCGTGTATCTGACGGAACTATTGAAAAAGACACAGGCACCACTACTGCCACACCGTGCGGCGTGTTTTTGGGTGTTCAGTTTACCAATGGTTCTACAGGTCAAGTTCAGCAACAACAGTTTTATCCAGCAAGTCAGGCTATTAAGTCTGGTACGCAGATTTTTGCTGTGGTTGCAGATGACCCTGACACACTGTTTCAAGTAGCTTCCTGTTCTGGCACTACTGTTATTGCCGCAATGGGCAAATCCGCCATTGGTAACAATATTGCACTAATCCAAAACGCTGGTTCTACCACTACTGGTAACTCCGCCGTGGCGATTGACGAAGGAACACAGGCAACTACGAACACTCTCCCCATCCGTATTATTGATGTGGTTAGAGATACGGCAACAGGCGCTGACGCTTTTGTTGAGTTTATCGTTAAGATAAATGCAACTATGCACCAGTACAACAATTCAACTGGCGTATAAGGGAGCTAAATCATGGCTATTTCACGCGCACAACTACTGAAAGAGCTGCTCCCCGGCCTGAACGCCTTGTTCGGTCTGGAGTACGCTAAATATGGCGAAGAGCACAAGGAAATCTACGAAACTGAGACTTCCGAGCGTTCTTTTGAAGAGGAAACCAAGCTGTCTGGCTTCTCGGCTGCTCCAGTCAAGAACGAAGGCTCTGCGATTGCTTATGACAATGCGCAGGAAGCTTGGACTGCAAGGTACAACCACGAAACCATTGCTCTGGGTTTCTCGCTGACCGAAGAGGCCATCGAAGATAACCTGTATGACAGCCTGTCGGCTCGTTATACAAAAGGTTTGGCTCGTGCTATGGCGTATACCAAGCAGGTTAAAGCGGCTTCTGTTTTAAACAACGGCTTCTCGGCTTCATATCCGGGCGGTGATGGCGTAGCGTTGTTTTCAACTGCACACCCGCTAGTTGATGGAGGAACTAACTCTAATCGACCTTCTGTTGCTTCTGATTTAAATGAAACTTCGCTGGAAAACGCTGTGATTCAAATCGCTGCGTGGACTGACGAACGTGGACTTTTGATTGCGGCTAAACCCCGGAAATTAATTGTTCCTTCTGCTCTTCAGTTTGTTGCTACTCGTTTGCTTGAAACCAGCCTTCGTGTTGGTACTAATGACAACGATATTAACGCACTGAAGAACAATGGTTCAATTCCAGAAGGCTATACGATCAACCACTTCCTGACCGATACAAACGCATGGTTCCTGTGTACCGACGTTCCAAACGGCATGAAGCACTTTGTTCGTAGCCCACTGGCTAACTCAATGGACGGCGATTTTGATACTGGCAACGTCCGTTACAAGGCTCGTGAGCGTTATTCCTTCGGATTTTCAGACCCTCTGGGTATGTTTGGTTCGCCGGGAGCATAAAGATTGGGGGGCTTTACGGCCCCCCTTTTTCGGTATATAAAGTAACAAATCCGGGGGATTTCCCGGCGCTTACGAATAGGCCCCCCGCCTAACGACATGCAGATCGTTCGCGCTTAACTCGCATGTGAGGACAACTCAAATGGCACTTTCTACCACCCAAAGTATTTGGCGTTCGGGCGGCGGCGATCAGACTCGTACCGCGTATTGTGGCTCCGGCCTAATGGCTGCGCAGTTCTACATCGCTGATGCTTCTCCAGCTACTGCTGGCACTAACGTAGCCGTTTCTTCGGTTGCTGGCGCACCTGCTCTTATTCTCCCATCTGGCGCTGTTATCGTTTCTATTTCGGTAACTGATGCTGGCGCGGGCACTTGCGACATTGGCGCAACCGGCTACACCTCTGGCACTGCTGACAACGACTTCTTCGCTTCGGCTCTGTCTGTAGCGGCTGTTGGCACTACGTCGATTGGTTCGGTTGTGACTGGCGCACCGTTGACTGAAATGTCGTATGTGACTGTAACTGACAACACTTCGGCTTCGGGTACTGTAGCTGGTGTTATCACTTACTTCGTTACCGATCCTCTGGTTGGTCAGCAGAACGTCTAATAAGGAGGCATCACCATGATGCAAACAGACGTTAAA